GATGGATGCCTTCATTAAATCAGTGAACACCCAGGGTGCGCAACACCTGGCGAATCAGCAACACCTGGAAAAGCGATTGAACGAAATCGATAATCGGGCGAAGGCGATCCAGGCAACCCAGAACAGTATCCAGGATGCAGTGAATTCCCTGGGCGAATTGAACGATACACACGCAGTAAAACTGGAAGCACATCGGGAACGGATCAGTGAAGTGGAAACCTGGGTGAAGCAAGTGAAGGACGCAATGCACACCGGCGAAGATGCCGGTGATCTGTTATCCAGGGAAGAAATTTATGCCGCATTCGATGAAAAGATTCAAAAACAAGCAAATAAGGATGCCGATGCGAGATATGAAAAGCATATTCGTGGACTGTTAGAAATCCAGGCTAAACGGATCGCCGCCCTGGAAGCGTTCGTTGATAAGGATCTGCCGGTGCAGGTTACATCCGAAATCGGGAACGCCCTGGATGTGCCGGATCAGGAACTGAAACGGATCGATCAGTGCCTTGATCAACACATGGATCACATCCGCGCCCTTCAGAAACAGGTGAACACTGCGGCACGGGAACTGCAACAGATCCGGCAATCAGTACCTGCGGATTCGAAGGCAACTGCGGAAAAGATCAAGCGGATCCAGGCGCGCCTTCGAAAACTGGAAGCAATACGCACGAAGAAGGGAAACTGATATGGAATACAGAAAAGGCATGAAGCTGATGTACGATGGATCCCAGGATCCGGTGGTGCGGAACACCAGGATCCTGAGCGCGAAGGGGATCGCCACTGTGAAAAGCGTTCAAGGGGGATGGGTGGTGATCGTGATGGATGAATCCAGGCAGGAAATCGGTGGGCGGATCGATGTGATGGATCGCCGATGCCGCGCCCTGGATAATCTGATCGAAGATGGTGGATCCGATGAAGGTTGAACAGATCCGCGCCCTGGGCGGTGTGAAATACATGCTATGCGTGAAGTGTTTGATCGCCTGGAAGATTCACTGGATCGATAAAACACAGGGATACCACTTCAGGCGGCGCAGATCGCGCCTGTACTGCGATATCCACGGGGGTGATGTGGTATGCCCACGGTGCCAGGAACCCCTGGTGGCGGCGCGGATACACGCCCAGATCGAAGAACGGGAAGGGAAACCTGATGAAAAAGGCACTGATCGTGATGGGAACAATCCTGGGGATCGCCCTAATGGTGTACACGATGATCCAGATGTATCGAATGGCGATGTACACGGTGTGGATTGAATCGATCACTGATTTCACATACTAAGAAGGAACGGAAGAATGGTTCAGATGATGAACTTCTGGAAAGATCTATATTATGTAACGCATCGAAATATGGAAAAGGAAAGGAACGGAACGATGAAGATCATCAAACTAACAGTGGAAAACTTCCTGAAGGTGGTGGCGGTTACGATCGAACCTGGATCCAGGGATACGGTTGTGATCAGTGGGAAGAACGGGCAGGGGAAATCGGGCGTGTTGAACGCGATCGCATCTGCCCTGGCAGGATCGAAGGCGCAGAAGTTGATCGAACCCATCCATAAGGGGAAGCAAAGGGCATCAATCACGGTGGAAACCGAAGAACTGATCATCACGCGCACCTGGACGAAGAACGGCACACCAGGCACCCTTCGCGTGAAGGATAAGAAGGAACGGCAGTACGCATCCCCCCAGGCATTCCTGGATAAGATCATCGGGGATCTATCATTCGATCCACTGGCATTCGCGCGATCCACCCCGAAGGAACAACGGGAAGCACTGATCAAGGCACTGGGGATCGATATCACTTCCCTGGATATGGAACACAATGAAGCATACGGGCGGCGAACGGTTATGAATCGAATGTTGAAACATCACCAGGCGGTGATCGATAAAACCGGATTCCAGTTCGATGATGTGCCGGATAAGCCGGTGGATCTGAAACCGGTCTGGGATGAACTGAAGGCGGCGCAGATGGCGCATCGGGAATACGAACGAATAAAAGATCAGGTGAAGGCAATCCAGAAAAACAATGATCTTGCCCAGAAGGAAATCGAAGCAAGGAAAAAAGAGTTGATCACCGGCGGAAAACTTCTACGGAAGGCGGAACTGAAGATGGAAGGGATGCAGAAGGATCTTCCGGATCTGGATGCGATCCAGGCGAAGGTGGATGAAGCGAACACCCAGAACGCGAAGATCGCACAGGCGGCGGATTTCAGGGCGGCAGTGAAGGCGCGCGATGCCGCGAAGAAGGAATCCGATGATCTTACGAAAGCACTGGAACGCATCGAAAAGCGGAAAAGCGTGATGATGAAGAACGCGAAGATCCCGATCAAGGGATTATCCTTCACGAACGATGGGATCACATTCCAGGGCGTGCCGTTTTCACAGATCAGTGAAGCTGAAAAGATGCGTGTATCCATCGCAATCGCAATGACTCTGAACCCCGATCTGCGCGTGATATCGGTGAACAATGCCAGTTTGCTTGATGATGAATCCCTGGCGATGATCGAATCAATGGCGAAGGATCAGGGATACCAGGTATGGCTTGAAATCGTGAAACCTTCCGAAGGCGGCACTGGGTTCGTGATCGAAGAAGGCGAACTGGTGGAAGCACCTGGGGAAGGTGGATCTGATGCCTGATATACGATACGCAACCGATCCGCAGGATCCGACAAAAGGCACCACACCACGGTGGGTTCTGGTGGATGGTGAACCCTTCTGGGAATGTGATCAGTGCCATTCCTTCCGCCTGGTACTGTTCCCCACAAAGGACGTTTATCTGCCGGATTGCGAATGGATCTGTTCAGAATGCCTGATAACGGAAAGGGGTTGATCGAAGTGAAGGTTCAAAGGTTTGTGATCAAGGATAAAACAGCACCTGGGATCTGGGAAGATATCCCAGAACAAGAAGAAGATCGGTTCCGGATCGTGATCGGTGGCGAAACGGTGTTCGAAATCACCGCGCCGGAAGATACGAAGGATATCTGCATCGGGATCCGCACGCCGGAAGGATTCATATCGGTTCATCCGGTGGCAGGAAACACGATATGGATCGAAAACCTGAAAGGATGAAGCAATGAAACAAATGAAGCGGTATTATCGGATGGTTGTCGCAGATATTCCGAACATCACTATTAGGGAAGGCGATAACGGATCCCTAGAATTCGATTTCACGGTGTGCGTGTTCCTGAACGCAACCTTAGGGAAACGGCACAGTGCTTTGATCAAGGGTGCGATGATGCGAACAGTGAAGGATCGCCTGGATGGGATCCTGCCCACCCCCAGGGCGCAACACAGAAAAAGGAAACGGAAACCATGATCAGTATCGAAACGAAGGATATCACGAACTGGTGGTGCGAAGGGGGGTGAACCGCATGTTCACGATCGAATTCTATATCGATGCCTTGTGCTGGATCGGCGGATTGATCGTACTTCCCATGCTAGGCATGATCACATCACTATTCTGGATCCGCAACCGCCACACGGCAACCTTCGTGCATCACGCACTGAAGATCATCATCTGGATGTTCATGGTGGCGATAATGATCTGGATGGTATGCTTCGTTGAACGCCGGTTCTGAAAGGAACGAACAATATGATTAGATCACTGTTCAAGATAATCTGGCACTGCATCCGGATCTGTACCATCCTACCACGAATCCTGTGGTACACCTGGAAGCTGAATCGGATGAAACGAAGGATCAGGAAACTAGAATCAGACCTGGGAAAGGCACCTGGAAAACCAGAATGATACCAGGCGCAAGATCTGAATCTTCTTCTTCCCGTCAATCCCCTTCTTCCCTGATGTGGGATCGGGAAATATCTAGTGTGATCCCGTTTTTCTCTTATGTCAAGGGTTTTTTTCACTCAAAGGTGTTTTTTTTCAATCCCATCCCACAAAACCCCCCGATTCTGAAACCCAGGAAGGGCGGTTTTACCCCCGAAAGCCGGTCTATACCCACATATTACGCCGGTCTGTATCAAAGGTTCAAACATTTACAAACCCTTCCAAACAAACAACATCACGAAATGGGGTGTGTACTGCTATGCACTGAAACCGAAAACAATGGCAATCCGTTCTTCAAGAACGAGTGTGATACATGCAATCCCTGTGAATATATGGAGTTCAGGAAATGCGAATCCCTTGTGGTTCCAACACCCAGGCACACCCTTCATCTAGTATATCACCGTGTTCCAGGCGCGGAAGGGGGACTGCGCACGCCCTACAGTGGGGCGATCCCCCCTGCCGCACCCCCAGATCCCCATCGAACGCACACCCTGGGAACGGAAGTAGTACCCAGAATCCGATGCCCAGGTGTTCCATACAAGGTTTCCTGCCCTGATCATCGCACTAGATCACGATCATCACACCGCAATAATCGCCGGATTTCGATAAATAACTGGAAATGAAGCACTTGAAAGTTGACATAAGTAAGAATATCGGACGTTTAGAGTGAATAAAACCGCAGATCCATCCCAGATCAGGAAAGTAGTACCTGGAAAACCCACCACGCCTGGCAGTTCGGGGTTTTCCTGGCGGATCCATGATCAGAATACCCCCTGGAACACACAGGATCACCCTGTATCGCCCTGGGAAGTAGTACCTGGGTTTTCACCCTGTCCAGTGTTGTTTGCCTTTTCCTGGGGAACCTGGCGCGTTCTGAAGGGAATCCAGATGTTGCCCAGGGAACCAGGCGCAGATCCACAACCAGGAAGGCGATCAAGAACCAGAATGCCGGTGGAATGCGATCGGAAGTGCGATGAAGCGGCGGTGGTTCAAGGTACTACTGGGGAACGGGCGGCGGCGTATATGTGGGTGGGGGGGGATCATTCGCGCAAGTTTGAACTGCCGCATTGTGCCGCATATTGCCTTCGCCGCGTGGTGTATAATGGAAGTGTAAACCGTCTATCAGTGGTGAAGGAAGGATGAAGTGTAAAGTGGTTGCAGGTGCGAAAAGGAAGAAAACAGATCAGGTGGAAGATTCGAAGGCACCGCCTGTTGATGTTGAAGGGAAGGTTGTGGAAGTGTTGGATCCGCGTGAAAACGCCTTCGGGAAGGATCCTGGGATGTACCGGCATGTTGAAGGGCATCCGATTGCAGTGCGGTATTCGAAGAAGAAGAACCGGATGCAGTGTACTGCGTGGATCGGGTACAGAACTGCCAGGTGGGGTAGACCGGCAAAGGAAGCACATCAATGTGGATCCTGGAGTGAACCATACCGTGATAAGTGTTCGAAGCATGGCGGTCGGTTATTAGATCGGTTGCGTGATTCGGGGAAGTTGGTTTCGGGTGATCGATCGAAGTATCGGATTGATATTCTGGGGGATCGTGGGGTTGATGGTTTCGGGGATAAGGATCTGGAACCCCTGGACTTGAAGCCGGAGATCCTTCATCTGCGGAAGTTGATGAAGTATGCGATGCAGATGATGGAAGAAACCACCACGAAGGAAAAGCGGTTGCCGATGGATCACGAAGTGAAGCGGATCGCGGAACTATCTGGGCGGATCAGTACATTGCAGATGAACCAGATGAAGTTGGAACAGCACCGGCGGAAAACTGGTGGATCGGAAGGGATTCCCCTGGTGGAAGTGGATCGGATGATACAGGGGATGGTGGGTGTATTGCAACGGAACATCCATGATGGGGTGTTGATGGATACGATCGTGAAGGAATTTCGGGATGTGTGCAGATCAGATGAAGAATCTGAACCGGCGGATGTTGAAGGCACTGGAACAGGGGAACTTGAAGTGTAGTACCTGGGCGGAACGGCACCGGCGGTTGAAGGAAGTGGGCAGGTTCAGTTTTCGGAACCATGAATTTCTGCGGCAGATGCACGATGATCCGCATCCGCAGATTGTGGGTGCGAAGGCGGCGCAGATGGGGTACACGGAAACGGTGATGAACCGTGCTTTTCACGCGATGGATATCCGGAAGGAAGATGTTCTGTATGTGTTCCCCACGGAAGATGATGCGAATGATTTCAGTGCCGCGCGGTTTGATCTGGCGATGGAACTATCGCCGAAGCTGAATGCGATGTTCACTGATCGCCGGAACGTGGGGTTGAAGCGTGCCGGATCCGTGAACTTCTATTGCCGCACCGCCGGTTCCCGAAGCAAGATGAAATCGATCCCTGCCTGTGGGTTGATCCTGGATGAATACGATGAAATGGATCCTGAAAAGGTATCCCTGGCACAGAAACGCACCACTGGGCATCTGCATCCCTGGGAATACAACATATCCACGCCCACGATTCCTGAATTCGGGATCTGGAAGGAATTCGAAGATTCGGATCAACACGAATGGTTCCCCAGGTGTGTGTTTTGCGATAAGATGGAAATGTTGAAGTGGGAAACCGCGATCGAATGGCGCGAAGGGTTGATGAAAACCGCGCGATGGAAATGCCCTGCGTGCGGCAAACCGTGGGTTCGTGAAGAACGCCTGGCATCCATCCGGAACGGCGCGTGGATCTTGACTGCCGAAGGGAAAAACGGCAAACATGGATACCACATCAACCAGTTATATTCGCCCTTTCAAACGCCTTTCAAACTGGTGAAGGAATTCCTGGAAACCCTGGATGATCCGATCCGGCGGCAGGAATTCTGGAATTCACACCTGGGGTTGCCCTTTGTATCCGAAGGATCGCGCCTATCCAGGGAACAGATCATGGCGTGCCTGGATTTCACCCTTTCAGTTGCCGATCACGGCAGTGAATGCACGATGGGGGTGGATATATCGGGTGCCGGTCGTCCGAACTGGGCGGAAATCGCCACCTGGCGCGCCGATTATAAGCGGATCCTGTGGGCAGGGCGTGCCACCTGGGAAGATCTGGCGGTGAAGATGAAGCAATATGGGATCCGGTGTTGTGTGATGGATGCGCAACCGGAAACATCAAAGGCGCGCGAATTCCTGGCATCATTCCCTGGGCGCGTATACCTGGCGTGGTATGTTGAAGGTTTGAAGGAAGGGTTTGCCGCGAACGAAGAAACCCAGAACGTGAATGTGAACCGAACTTTTATGATGGATCGCACCCTGGATCGGTTCCGCACCATGCGCGTGCGCCTTCCGATCGATATGCGCGAATACCAGGATCAGTACATCGCGCACCTGTGTTCCCCCACGAAAACATACAAGGAAGATCGGTACGGCAGACCGGTTGCCAGGTATGTGAAATCAGGCGCGGATCACTTTGCGCACTGCGCGGTATACAATGAAATCGCAAACAGTATCGTGCCGGTGCCGATATCGATATACGATCGCATCATGGTTCCGGCAAACGGCATGGAAGGTGAATACTATATCTGAACGAAAGGATGGATCAATGCCTACAATATCACAGATGGAAAACCGCCTGATCGAAACCTATGTATCGGGCGTGATCGCCGATGCGCGGAACATCCTGGCAGGGCGGCGCGGAAGAAACGGGAACCGCCTGGGTGAATCGATATACCAGTATGATTCCGAAATCGATGATCGGGATGAATCTTCCTGGGTGTCCACGAAGATCACTGATGATAAACGCGGCGCGGTGGATGATACATCCCTGGAAGCGATCCAGAAGGCATCCAGGGAACTATTCCTGAAGAACACACACGCCCGTGGGATCATCCGCGATTATGTAAAGTACACCATCGGATCTGGGATGATCTATATGCCGATCGAAATGAGTATGGCGGCGATGAAATCGGCGCAGAAGGAATGGAAACGATGGTGCCGCGAAAACAAGTGGATCCAGGCGGAAAAGGAAATCGTGCGAAGGGTGATGCGCGATGGGGAATGCTTCATCCAGTGGTACGATTCCGCGAAGAACCTTGCTTTCCGGTTCAAGAATCCCCTGAACGTGAAGGATAAACAGGGCAAGATATCGTTCGGGATCACCACGAAACGCGGCGATGTGGAAAGCCCGAAGCTGTACCACCTGGTGAACAATGATGGGAACCAGATCACGCCCGTACCTGCGGAAAAGATGATCCACATCAAGGCAAACGTCGATTCGGATGTGAAACGTGGGATGCCGGTTCTGTACGCGGCAACCATGCGGATCCGGCGATACGATACCTGGTTGGAAGATCTGGTGATCCTTACGAAGATCAGAACCGCGATCGCACTTCTGCGGAAACACAAGGGCGGATCTGCATCAGATATTTCCACGTTCGCCGATGCCGATAAGACTTCCACCGGCAAGGATTCCCAGGGCAACACGGTTCGAAGGCGGCGGATCCACGGTGGAACCATGATGGATGTGGGCGCAGGGATCGAATACGAATTCCTTTCACCGAATATCGATGCCAGGGATACGGCAACGGTGGGAAGGCAGATATTGCTATCCATCGCCGCGTGCCTGGGATTCCCTGAATACCTGGTAACTGCCGACACATCGAACGCGAACTATGCTTCCACCACGGTTGCCGAAGGTGCCGGTGTGATGGAGTTCAAGGATTGGCAAACCTTCTTCGGTGTGGGCGGATTCCGCGATGTGTGGTGGATGGTGATGCGGTGGGCGGTGAAACGCCGCAAGGCAAACCGTGGGATCCTGCGCGGTGATGTGGAAGTGAAAGGGCAACGGGTGCAATCCAGGCAGAAGATCCTGGATGAAGCGAAGGCGGATGAAATCCACCTGACAAACCAGATCCTTTCGCCACAGACTTATGCCGCACGGTGGGAACTTGACTATGAACGGGAACAAGAAAACATCCGACAGTTCGCCGAAGATTTCGAAGGGATGCCGCCGGTGAAATCGCCCGATGAAGGCGGCGAAGGCGATGAAGGCGGCGGCGAACCGGATGGATCGGAAAACTTCTGATGCCGATCGTGGTTCTGGGGTGCGGCAAAGGCGGAACATCCCTGGTATCTGAACTTCTGGCACGGATGGATGTGGATATGGGGGTGGATCTGCCGGAAGTATCAAACCGGAAATACCGGCGGCACGATCCTTCATATAAGAACTTCGAACACCAGGTGATCCGGATCCTGAACCATAGGTTTCTGGCGGATACCGGTTTCATGTGGTGGGATTCGCCGCCGATGGATCGGTTACTGCGCATGAAACAACAGTTGCGGTGGCAGGATAAGATCCTGGAAGCGATCCAGGGCAAGGTGGAACCCTGGGGGTGGAAATGCGCCCTGAATGGGGTGATGATTCCCCTGTTTCACCCACACTTGAAGGATCCGAAGTATGTGGTGATCCGGCGCACGGATGAAAAACAACACATCGAATCCTGGGTTCGGCACCGGTATCGGCACCTGAAGGGCGTGCAGTACGAAGAAATGAAACGGAAAACGATGCGTGGAAGGGCGATGATATACGATCGGATCGATCAATTCCTGGAACGATACCGGATCCCAGGATCCCAGATCTGTGAATTGACTTTCGAAGAACTAACAGATCGGGGATCATCCTTTTCCGCAGTGAAACGCCTGGGGAACTTCATCGGCGCAACCCAGGCACAGATCAAAACCGCGCACGGGATCATCGAATATGACTGATCACAAGATCTGCACCATTATCATGTGTTGTGCGCGAACGCACCTGATGATCAAAAGCGTGGAATCCGCGATCAGGCACGGCATCATCCGCGAAGATCGCCCAGGATATATCTGCCGCACGGTGGATCACATATACCACGAACAACTAGCGGTGCGCGCCCTGAAGAAGAAATACCCAGGCATGATCCACGATGCACACCACCACCACGGGGGTGGAACCCTGAATGCCTGGAAGGAATACCTGGCGGAAGTGCCGGAATGCGATATCGTGATGAAGCTGGATGATGATATCTGGATCGCATCGGATGGGTTTATGGAAGCGGCGATCGCGCGCCTGGATGCGGATCCGGAACTGGTATCGGTGCAACCGGTGATGCCGATCAGTTGCCAGGGCGCGGAAATGGTGATCGATGCCCTGGATGTGCGCGAAGAAGCAGATGAAATCGAATACAGATACGAACACCACCCCTTCCGGAAGAAATCGAATAAATTCAAGGGGTGGAACTTCGCCGGAACATCCTTCGAACATCAGGTGTTCCTGTGGGATCAAACAACCGGAAACATCCCCCGAACCATCCAGGCACTGAAGGAAAAGTATCCCGAACGATGGGTGCCGGTGGATATGTGGTATCAGATCGGTTCGGTTGTGATGAAACGATCGTGGATCGAAGATGTGTTCCGGCGGCGCGAAGGTGCCGATGAATTGATGATGAACATGGATCTGGGAATGAGTATCAAACACAGAACGGATCCCGTGGATCCGATGTTCCGCGCGGAAATCGATGCGCATTCCCTGGCGATCCACTTTTCATACAACCAGTTTCACCAGAACATGCTTCACGATAAGTGGGAAGATGCCAGAAACACTGAATACTGATATCACCCTGGAAGATGTGTACCTGATCCGGCGGATGGAACTTGCCGAACTGGAACAGGGCATCGCCGAAGAAATGAAGGCGAACCAGGAAGGTATGCGCGCGCAGATCAGGGATCGCATCGCGCCCAGGTGGATTTATCCGGAAGGATCCACGGAAGGCAAGCGGAACCGCGCCCTGGCGGTGCGCCTGGCGGATCAGGCGATGATCGCAATCCACGATACCACCGAAAAGGCACTGCCCGATCTAACAGAATCCCTGATCACTATCATCCAGGATGAACACCACTGGCAGTGGAAGCTGTATCGATCGAAGTACCTGAACGCGGAAGCGGCGAAGAAGGCATTCGCGGAAGTATCATGGAGCCGGAAACTGGGATCGTATGCCACCAGTTCGGAACTGTACGATCCGATTCCTTCGCCGGAAGCGGCATCCCTGGTGTTCGGGGAAGCTATCTGGGATCAGAAGGGGATCGTGGATCGGTTCGAATACCTGGAACGGCAAACCAGGTTCGATCTGGCAAACCAGTTCACCAGGGGAATGGGCGATGGGGATGATATCAAACGCCTGATGCAACGGATCGAACCCACCCTGGGCAAGTATGCCTGGAAATCCGAAATCATCGCGCGATCGGAAACGAACAGGGTGTTGAATCGCCTGGGCGATAACTTCGTGAAGGCAAACAAGGATATCCTGGCAGGGGTGCGGTGCCTGGCAACCCTGGATGATCGCACCTGCATCCTGTGCGGATCCTTCGATGGGCGAACATACCACCAGAACCCCACATCAGGGCAGGAACCGATCGATGCCGCGCCGGTATATCCCCTGCATCCGATGTGCCGGTGTACGAAGATCCCGATCACGGATCTGTGGAAGAAACTGGGGATCCCTGAACCAGCACGCACCAGGGCATCGATGTTCGGCACCACAAACAAGGGATCCCTGGGGTTCGATCAGTGGTTGCGATACCTGGATGCGCGCGGCGGAAAGTATGCGAAGATCCCCAGGGCGGTTCTGGGGAACCGGCACACACTATGGAAAAACGGTGGGGTGCAACTGCGGAAGTTCGTTCGATACGGCACCAGATCTGGCACCGCCTTCGGGAAGATCAGAACCATGAAGGATCTTCGATCGCAATACGGGGATCACTGGTGGAAACAAACCGGCACACCACCGGCACCGCCGCCGCCCACACCGCCGCCGCCCACACCACCGCCGCCCACACCACCGCCGCCGAAACCCCCGAAACCGAAGGCGAAGAAGAAGGCAGTGAAGAAGAAGGCGGCACCGAAGAAGAAACTGAAACCACCACCGGAACCGGTTCAGCCAGATATGTTCCCCACAAAGGCAAGTGAAATCGAACGAAAGGCGAAGGTGGAACTGGAACGGATTCGCACTTCCACAAAAGATACACGGGAAAAAATATACAAGAAACCACGAAAGGGCGATATCGATCAACCACATTCTGGGCATAGTCAAAAGGGAAGAAAAACCACAAAAGCAAAGGTGAAAGAGTTTGGGCTTGAAGAAAAATATAAGGAAGCATTGAACGATATGCCGGATTGGAGTGTGGATCTGATCGATGATGCGAAGGTGCAATTCACCTTTCGGGAAACCCCAGGTGCCGCAGGATGTTATTGGCAACCCTTCGAACAAACCACACGAACCTGGAACGCGCAGGGCGGTGGATACACCTATACAACGAAACCGATGCGCCCACAGGTTTCGGTATCCACACGATTCACGCAGAACAAACATGGAATTCCCACCAGTACCTTCCGGCATGAATTATCACACGCGATCGATCACGAAATCGGGAAAAGGCGGTTCCCAGGGGTATCATCATCAAACACACCTGCCTTGAAACTGCGAAGTGAAGGATGGGTTCGAAAGTGGTATGGGGATGAACACCTGTTCGCCAGTACCATCGATACGGAATGGGTTGCAGTACATAAGAAGAACCTGGTGGCGATGCGCGATCAGATGCTGAAGGATCTGAAAAATAAAACAGGGGGGTTCGAATTACTGGGCGATCACGGGGAAAAGTGGTTGAAGAAAACCCTGGATCAGAAATTCAAAAACTGGACGGGGAACGGATATCTGCATTATGCGGATGATGCCACCTGGCAGAAGCACAAGTTCACAAGTTACGGCACCTGCAATCCGATGGAAAACTTCGCCGAAATGAACGGTGCGTATGTGAAATCACCGGCGGCATTCGCAAAAAACCCTGATCTTCGGCAGGTACTTCGCAAACATCAAAGGTGGCAGATCGAAGAAATGTATTCCCGAAAAGGATGGAAACTGCCTTCAGGAAAGATCCTTGACAGAATGGTGGAATTGTGGGAACAGAATGTGGGGGTGATCTGATGAAGTTGAAGATATCGCGGAATGGAAACTTCCTGGGATACTGGTTGCGGAAATGGGATGATACTGGAAGCATATACCAGGGTTCGGATCCCGTGATTCGTGGGATCTGGCAAAGGGGGATTGACTTTCCATGCGCGGACATAGAACCACCGGTACACAGGAAAGGGATGCCGATCGTGGATCCCATCCGCCTGGTGATGCCGAAACAACGGGAATGGTGAGGCGCGTTCACGGTGTGGGCGCGCAA